TACTTATCTACTGGGTTGTCGCTGCTCGCCAGTTTACCCTTTCAGGTATTCTTTCTTCTTTGATGCCCCAGCAGACCCTAATTGAATCTTCCTAGGACGCTTCTCTTCTGGAAGTTCTACTCTGGCATAAACCACGAGTATTCCATCCTTCAAATCAGCACCGTCTATTACTACAAATTCTGAGAGTCGGAAGCTCTTCTCAAATTTGCGGCTAGAAATGCCTTTATAAGCATATTCACGTTCATCTTTTTCCACTTCTCCAGAGACTTTAAGAATACCGTCCTTAAGTTCGATATTAATATCATCTTCTGCAAACCCAGCCACAGCCAATTCGATTAAGAATTTCTCCTCATCTATCTTGACGACATTGTGGGGTGGATAATTATTGCTATTGGACCTTGCACTTGAATGAATCCTTTCCAGGTCTTCAAATAAAGTGTCAAATCCGACGAATAGTGAACGCGGCACGTTCAAGTTATTTCTTACTACCATTTTTATTTCCTCCTATTAAGTTAGCAAGGTTAATTTGGAATCCCCAAATGGGCAATTCCGTTGTTATTTATACAAATAGTTTGCCTAGTCTGTATAAATATTATTATGACATTAATTAAAAATTATTTTAAAAAATTTCATAAAATTATGAAAGCTGGAAGGATTAATAAAGTAGTTAAAAAGTTTACTGCTTAATCCTTATTTGTATTTCCGATATTATATTTCGGACACAACTCCCATTGACTCTTTTCTTTATACGGTATAACTTTAATCTGTCGCAAAGGAGCCAAAGGCTGCGCTTGGGCTGAGTTTATTATGGTAACTAAACCCCAGTCTGCAAGCAATGTTGCGATTGTGTTCCTTCTCTCCAAATCATTCGATATTAGATTACTAGGTTTTCCATCTAGTAAAAAGAGTTCTTTAAAATGTACGATAAAGTATCTACCTTGTTTATGTAATATATGACAAGATTGATATAACTTTTGGTCTTTGCGTGATGCGACTCCAATCCTTGTAAGTGTTTCTCTTATTTTTAGAAAGTCGTCGGGTTCGTTGAGTGTGACTTCCAACATATCAGTTGGTTGCCAACTAGTGATTTCTTTATTTTCGTTTTCCACCTTTGTAAATCCTTTGTTTCAAATCAGCGATTTGTTCTGCGCTGAATAATGATAAAACAGATTTAGCCTTTTCATTGCTATATCCATAATATTCTTTTATTAATTCTAGGTTGGTGACCTCGTGTGGTTTAATCCACTTTGACCACCTTTTTTGTTTCCTAATTATATTTATAAAAAAATCGTACTGAAGCCGATGGTCTAACGTATGGTTGATATTCATTTCATTCGCAAAGAGAATAGTATCTGGGTACATTGAAAGTCCTCGATTAATGATAAAAGCATTGTATTCCTTTTCTGCAATATCATCTACCATAATGCCTTTTTTGGCATAGGTAATATCATTTATATAATCGAATGGACTCATTGTTTTGCTATAAACTCTTCAGCTTGTTCTCTTGTTTTAAATACCCTTTCAAACTTAATAACATTTTGCTCATCAAATTTGACTGCTCTATATCCTTTGTCTTCGCCTTCATAATGAATCTCTACAACTTGCCATGTACAATTATCTGTTATTTCAACCTGTTTAAATCCATCTCCGAATGGTAAGTTCATAAATTTTTTCATTTAAATTTGACCCCCGCCATAATTTCTGTACAACACGCAACCATATTAAGTTCATGGTCTGCCACAAAACTATTCTTGTATTGATAATCAGCCAATATAAGCACAAGCTGTGGAATACTTTGTGGTTCCACATAATCATACATATTGTCATATATCTTTCTGAACATAGCAGCAGGTTCGACATCAATATTATCGGTTACCCATTGTCGCATTTGTTTAAAGTTTTTGTCCTTCATCGCCGACATTAGATTATTCAGCGATACTTCTTGTATGTTTACCAGAATACCTGAGTCAATTTTACCAGAGAGTGAATACCTTTGTAATTCATTTAGGACTCTTCTCCAATCTGGCATATGTTTCATAATGAGCTCTGCAATAACAGGCTCTTCGTACTCTATTTGTTCTGTGGTAAGGATATTGGTTACCCTTTTCATAAATTGACCACACAAATCTGCAAGGTCTTTTTTAGAGACATTAAATTCAACAACTGAACATCTGGAATGTAGTGGTTCAATAATTCTGTTTTTAAAGTTACAGGTCATTATGAACCTACAGTTGCCACTGAATTCCTCTATAAATCCTCTTAAAGCAGGTTGGGTGGACTGGGGGTTTAGATAATCTGCCTCATCTAAAATCACCACCTTGTATCCACCCTGTAATGAAACGGTCGACGCGAATTGTTTTATTTTGTGTCTGAGTGTGTCAATGTTACCTTCCTCAGACCCATTGATTAACAAATAATCCAATCCTAATTCATTACAGACAGCCTTTGCGACTGTCGTTTTACCAATCCCTGCAGTCCCCGTAAATAATAAATTTGGTAGTTCCTTGTGATTAAGTATTTCTGTAAATGTTTCTTTTAAAGCACTAGGCAGAATAGTATCTGCAACTGTTTGTGGTCTGTATTTTTCAACCCATAAAAATTCTTGCATTAGAGTACCTCCCAACCAACAACTGTATCCAATCTAAAACTTCTCCATGCATTTTTATCCAGCGACCAACCCGGGAATGCTTCCATAGAATTAGATGAGTAGTTAACTGTTGTTTCAACTCCATTTGCTTTTAATACTTTTGGGTTTAGAGTACAGGGCATAATTCTTGTTTCGCCTGTATCTATTTTTGTAAATGTTACTGTGACTTGCCCTTTTTGTAAAGCCTCGAGCAATTTGGCTTTTTCATTTGTTTCCATAATATATCCTATAATGTAAATGTAGGGAGGCAGAAGCCTCCCCATAATTTATTCTGCTGAATCTTCTTCAACAGCATCAACCTCAGGTACTTGACCTTCAGGTGTTTCGCCATTTTTAGAAGCCGCGTTGAGGAAAGTAACTGTTCTGTTTCTTAACCCACCGACTGCTTCCAGTTCTGGTCCTTCAAATCCACCCCTTTTAGAACAAATATCAATTATTTGTACCATAGTAGCGATGTCCTGTAAAGACAATTGAACTGGTGCTTCTGCCTCAGCGTTTTCATTTTTCACTTCTTCTGCCATTTTGTTTCTCCTTTGCAAAGATAGTTAACAAAATAAAAAGACCCTTTCGGCATCTTTTCATTATTCACAATGTATTTATACACCAAATGTTGAAGATTTCTCTAAAGCGATAAAATAAGATACTGGTTTGTTCTTATTAGTCCACTTGGAAATCAATTTGGAAGATATTTGTACATCGTACTCTCCGTCAATGATTTTAACATTTGAAATGTTCATCACAAACGAAAACTTATGACCAGTTGTATTTGGTCCTAATTCGGTTTCAAAAGTATTCGCACTAGAATCTTTAGTGTCAAATACCTTTACAGATATTCCATTTTCATCACCTACAAAAGCGACATCGAGATGTCCTAGTACAGATGCGGCCTTTTTAGTTTTGGATAATACTTCCTCTGTTAGAGTAATATTAACCTCGCAATCAGGCATGGTAATATCTTTATCTGGTGTTGTCAGAATACTTGGTTCTGCAAAATAAAATCTTACCTTATTGGTATTATTTGATATTTGAACCGAGGTACCTTCGAACGCTAGTGTGGCGTCATCAACCAATGAATAAGTAGATAAGAACTCATTTAAGTCATATATACCCATATCGCTTGGAAAATCCTCTACAATATCAGCCACAGCCAGAATGTTTTTTGCCTCAGATATAGTTTTGAGTTGTTGTCCTGGCCTTAGGACAATATTGGAATTGATACTTCCAAAGTTAGTTAACAGCGCAAGTGTATCTTCAGATAATTGCATATTTTTCTCCATAATTAATAGTTACTATTATATCACAAAAAGAGGTCATTGTAAACCCTCTTTTTCATTTTTGTCATGTACATGTAATGCGATAAGGGCATAATGTAGTATTTTCAATAGGTCAGCCCTATTGTATCCTTGTTTTTTGCCATACCTCTGCGCGTATTTTAGTACATTCCCTAAAGCAAAACCCATTCCATGGTCACAGTCAATAATAAATTCCGTTGATTGGAATTTGTTTTTACTGTAATGACCATCATAGGTTTTACTCACATAATTCAGGAGCTCTTCAATCAGAGCTCCCTCGTTAAATTTAAAATCTGGTTTTTGTTTTTTATTAAACAATTTCATTATCTAATTCCTGTGAATCTGAATATTCGCCTAATGCATCTTCGTCAACCTTTGTGTAAAGATCTAAGAAAGCTGATTTGGTATCATCGTCAAACCTTGAGATACATAGGTCAATTGCCTTGTCTCTCTTGTTAAATATTGAGAAGGTTTGAACAATATGGCAAAGCCTTCTAGTTGAAATGACTTCATCCACACCATCATCGTAAAAAGTTTTTCTGATAATGTCAGCCCATATAACCAATTTATCTGCAAAGTCATCATCAGTTGCACCGAACTTTTCCATATGTTAAAATTCGATTTTCTTTTCGGAACCCATACCAGGGAATTGTTGGTCAACTGAAATGGTAAACCTTTCAAGGAATGCCTCGTCAATGATTGAAGCAGCAGTGAATCTACCAT